GATGCTGGAGATATTGTATTTCAAAAGTCACATTTATATTATAACTTATTTCATGATACAGTAAGAGTATCTTTTAAAGAACCTACACAATACAATACAAACGAATTTTATGTATCACCAAGGTCAGGCGATCTAGTGTTATTTCCAAGTCATTTGGAACATATGGTTACCCCAAATCTAACAACAACTCCACGATACAGTTTAGCATTTAATTTCTTTGCTAGGGGGACTGTAGGCGGCGGAACATCGGAACTTAAATTATGATTATAGGAATATGCGGCTTAATTGGCTGTGGTAAAGGAACAGTAGGAGATATCTTAGTTGAGAATCACGGATTTACAAAACTAAGTTTTGCTGATAAATTAAAAGATGGCGTAGCTGAAGTATTTGGTTGGGATAGACAGATGCTTGAAGGCGATACTGAGGACAGTAGAGCATGGAGAGAAGAAAAGGATGCTTTCTGGAGTGCAGAAACAGGCAAGCATATTACTCCTAGATTAGTACTGCAACTGTTTGGTACAGACTGTATGCGTAACGGCTTCGATGACAGTATCTGGGTAAGCCTAGTAAAGAAGCAAATTGCATTACAACCTAATACAAATTTCGTTATTCCAGATGTGCGTTTTCCTAACGAAGCAAATATGATAAAAAGTATTCACGGCGAAATTTGGAGAGTAAGACGTGGAGCAGATCCTGTTTGGTTTAGAATGTATCAAGACATTGGCGTAGAACCAAAGGATGTACATGCTTCTGAATGGTCATGGGCTAACGTAAATTTCAACACAGTTATTGACAATCACGGCACAAAAGATCAACTTAAAAATCTGGTACAAGATCGCCTTGTTTCCAACGGCTTCCTTGCTTCTGCATAATACGTTGACAGTTTGCACAAATGGTTTTTAGATTATTATAATGTGCATTGTTCAAATTTCCGTCTATATGAAAGACATTAAATTGCTCAGGATGTTTACTTGAGTAGTTGCATTTTTCACAACTTGTCTTTTTATTGTAACCTGCTTGCTTCCATTTAGGAACACCATAATTAATACCGTTGCGTAGGCACCGCTCGCACTTTTTTCTATAATATGTGCGACCATTCTTTTTATAATTGATTGCCGCAGGATATTGTCCGCATTTGCATAAAGGTCTCATATTGTATTTACCTCACCTTTTTGATCCCTTTTCCTATGGTATTTATAGGTAGAATTGATAGGACTTTGCTAAATACATTTAATACAAGTACCATTAGGAGAAAAACATGGCTTTAACATCACCAGGCGTACAGGTTAGCGTAATTGACGAGAGTTTCTACACTCCCGCAGCTCCTGGCACTGTACCAATGATATTTGTTGCTTCAGCGAGTAACAAACAAAATGCGGCTGGCACGGGCACAGCAGCAGGAACATTAGCAGCGAATGCTGGTAAACCATATCTACTAACTTCACAAAGAGATTTAGCAGATACTTTCGGTGATCCAATATTCCAAACAGATAACAATAACAATCCAGTACACGGCGGAGAGCTTAACGAATATGGCTTACAGGCTGCATACTCTTTACTAGGAGTAAGCAACAGAGCATATGTTGTTAGAGCAGACGTAGACTTAAATGAATTAAGTCCAAGTGCAACTGCACCATCAGCAAACCCAGCTGCAGGTACATACTGGTTAGATACACAGACTTCTACTTTCGGAATTCAACAGTGGAACTCGGCAGCACAGACTGTAACAGGCGGACAAAGTTTTACAACTAAAACTCCAATTGTTATCACTGATTCAACACAAGTTGAAGACGGATCGATAAACACAAACGGAACTGACGGGAAGATTCCAAAAGCATCTGTAGGCGCAGTAGGCGGATATGCAGTTGTTTCAAGAAGTACTGTAAACAGAATTTTTTACAGAAATGCAAACGGTACATGGGTATTAGTTGGTAGTGATGCATGGACGAAGAGCTGGCCTACAATTAAAGGTACATCAGCAAATCCAACATTTGCATCTACAAACAATATTTCAATTAACGGTGTAACAGTAGCTATTAATGATAGTGATGCAGTTAGTGATGTTGCTGCAACTATTAACGGTTTAAGTATTACCGGAGTTACAGCAGACGCAGTTGATAGCAGATTAGAAATTTATAGTGATGGTACTGGATCTGCAGCAGCTGACTCTACTACAGGCGGAGACGTTTTAATTGGCGGCGATAGCACATTACTTACTGAGCTAGGAATTACAGCAGGAACTTATTATCCACCTGCATTACAAATTTCTAAGCACACAAGCGTACCAGAATTTAAAACATCTGATACTTACTCACGTCCAACAGGAAGTGTGTGGTTAAAAACTACAACTCCAAATGGCGGAGCAAGATTAAGAGTTAAAGTTTGGAACAGTGCTACATTATTATGGGACGCAGTTGATGCACCATTATATGCAAGTAACGAAGACGCTATTTTTAATTTAGACAAAGCAGGCGGTGGCACAGGAATTGCAAACGGCGCTATTTACGGAATGACAAATACTGCGGCGGATACACAACCGTTAGCAACTTTTAAATTATTCAAACGTAATGGCACTGCACCAACTACAATATCAAGTGCAGTAATTACTGCAAGTTCAATATCAGCAGGTACACATACATTTACAATATCTGCTACTGATAATGGAGTAGGAACATTTAGCACACCACTTACAGTTTCATTTACTGCTACTGGTGCTAGTGCAGACGCAACTGTACTTGCAGCTGCAATTAACAACAGAAACGTTGAAAATGTTTCTGCAGAAGTTACAGCGCAAAACAGAGTAATTATTAAACATGCACTTGGCGGCGACATTAAATTAGTTGACACTGATGCAAAATTACTTGCAGCAGGATTTACAGCATTTGTAAGTTCAAGCAGTGGTACACCTAACTTGTACTACGAGCCAGGAACTAACGGTGACACAAATCCAAATCAACTTAGAGCAAGTTTATGGAAAGCAGTTAGCGACACAGGTACTGCATTTTATACTGCTTCAGACAATGCACCTAGTGCATTAGCAACAGATGGCCAACTATGGTACAATTCAGTTGTTGACGAAGTAGACATGCTAGTACACAACGGAACATCTTGGGTAGGCTACTTAGACAGTTCATCACCATACTATGATGCTGATGACACTAAGAAAACCGACCCTGCAGGACCAATTGTAAGTGCAACTAAACCAACACTACAAAGTGATGGAACTGCACTAGTAACTGGTGATATTTGGATTGACACAAGTGATTTAGAAAACTATCCACAAATTTATGTGTACAATAATAACTTAACAAATACTCCAGCAGCAAACAGATGGGAACTTAGAGACAAAGCAGATCAAACAACTGAAGACGGTATATTATTTGCAGATGCACGTTATAACACAGCAGGCGCAAATAGTAACGAAGAAGGCGAGATTGCTACTTTGTTAACAAGTAACTACTTAGACCCAGATGCTCCAGATCCAGCACTATATCCAAAAGGTATGTTGTTATGGAACTTGAGACGTTCTGGATTTAATGTTAAGAAATTTGTTCGTAACTACATTGACACATCTGCAGACAACGGCAGAAATAGTGATGAATCAATGGAAAACTATTACGAACATCGTTGGGTAACAGAATCAGGAAACCAAGAAGATGGTTCAGGTAGCTTTGGACGTAAAGCACAACGCAAAGTAATTGTACAAGCAATGCAAGCGGTAGTAAACAGTAATGATGACATTAGAGATGATGAATCAAGATTGTTTAACTTAATGGCATGTCCAGGTTATTCAGAACTAATAGGCGAAATGATTAGTCTAAACTATGATAGAGGCTTAACAGCATTTATTTTAGGTGATTCACCATTCCGTTTAACACCAGATGCAACTTCATTAAATGAATGGGCAACTAACGTTAATGCGGCAGTTGAAGATAATGACAGAGGACTTGTAAGTAGAGATGAATACTTAGGTGTATTTTATCCTGCAGGATTTACAAGCGACAACTTTGGTAACAATGTTGTAGTTCCAGCTTCACACATGATGCTAAGAACTATTGCACTAAGTGACCAAGTTAGCTATCCATGGTTTGCACCAGCAGGTACAAGACGTGGCGGAATTACAAACGCAAGTTCAACAGGTTACATTAACAACGAAGGCGAATTTAATGCAGTAGCACTAAATGAAGGACAAAGAGATACACTTTACAGCAACAACATAAACCCAATTACGTTTATTACAGGTGCTGGACTTGTTAACTTTGGACAGAAAACTCGTGCAAGAGGCGCTAGTTCTTTAGATAGAATTAACGTGTCACGTTTGGTTATCTACTTACGTAGTCAGCTTAATCAACTTGCTAAGCCTTACATCTTTGAACCAAATGATAAGATCACACGTGATGAAATCAAACAAGCAGCAGAGAGCTTAATGCTTGAGCTTGTGGGACAAAGAGCATTGTATGACTTCTTAGTTGTATGTGATGAAAGTAATAACACACCTGCTAGGATTGATAGAAATGAACTATACTTAGACATTGCTATTGAGCCTGTAAAAGCAGTTGAATTTATTTACATTCCATTAAGACTCAAAAATACCGGCGAAATAGCAGGACTATAATTGGATAAATACTTTTAGATTAGGAGCAGATTATGGCAATATCAACACTTTCAAAAATTACAGTCCCTTTAGCGAGCGGCGATTCCGCAAGCAATCAGGGCTTGTTGATGCCAAAACTACAATACCGCTTTAGAGTGAGTCTTGAAAATTTTGGAGTATCAACACCAAGTACAGAACTTACAAAACAAGTTATAGATGTAACTCGACCAAATGTAAGTTTTGAACAAATGACTATCGACGTTTACAACTCAAGAGTTTACCTTGCTGGTAAACACAGTTGGGAACCAATTACACTTAACTTACGTGAAGATGTTAACAACAACGTTCAAAAACTTGTTGGCGAACAGCTACAGAAACAATTCGATTTCTACGAACAGTCAAGTGCAGCATCTGGACAAGATTACAAATTTACAACACGTATTGAAATCTTAGACGGTGGTAACGGTGCTAACACACCAACAGTATTAGAAACATTCGAACTATACGGATGTTACTGTGAAAGTGCTAACTACAATAGTTTAGCATACAGTAACTCAACTGATCCTGTAAGTGTTACACTTTCAATACGTTACGACAACGCAATACAGTCACCACAAGGAACTGGCGTTGGAACGGCAGTTGGTCGTTCGGCAGGTACTTTAGTAACTGGCGGCGGTTAATAACTTTAAATAATCTGCTCAAACTATTCAAAGGGGAGTTTAACACTCCCCTTTTTTATTATCTACGCACATAACTTATAAGGATAAATATTTGTATGAGCAAGTTCACGAGTTTTTTAGATAATGTAGCACAAGGTGCTTTGAATCCCAAAGGTAATTTAGGCGATTGGCAACATGCCGCAAGACTATTTACAGATGGGGATCAACGTCTTGCACCTAAAACTAAATTCCTTTATCATGTATTTTTTGAAATAGATCCTGTAGCTGCAGGTATATTACCATCTTTTAGTCAAAAGCAAAGAACAGAAGTTGGCATGTTAGTAAAAACAGCAGACTTACCTAAGTATACTGCACAAACTTCTGTAGTAAAAAAATATAACAGAAATAAAAATGTACAAACAGGTATTGCTTATGATCCTGTGAACATTACATTCCACGATGACAATGCAAGTTTAACTACTGCAATGATACAAGCATACTATAGATATTACTTTGCTGACGGCAATCAGTATCTAGACAATGGAAGAGCGTATGCAAAAACTCCTGATAGCACTTACGAAGGACCTGCTAGAAACAAATATAAATTTGGTATGGATAACAACAATCCAGGTAGACCATTTTTTAGAAGTATTAAGATATCACAATTAAGTAAAAAAGAATATTTAACATACACACTAGTAAACCCAATACTTACTAATTGGGCACACGATACAGTAAACTCATCTGATGGCTCAGGCACAATGGAAAATAGTATTACAGTTGCTTACGAAGCAGTGTTTTACGATCAAGGTTCTATATCAGAAGGTGGCATAAATGCTCCTACAGGTTTTGGAAACACACACTACGATGTAACTCCAAGTCCAATTAGTTTACAAGGTGGAGGACAACTAGGTTTAGGAGGTGTGTTTGGTGGCGCCCTAGATTTATATGGATACATTGCAAGAGGTGAAAACTTTACTAATCCATTACAAGCCGGATTAGCAGCAGCAAACTTGATTGGAAATATAAGAAATTTATCATCAGACGGAATACGACAAGCAGGATTCAATGCACTTACAGATGCTATTGGTAGGACAGCAGGTATTGATGTAAGTGGCGTAGCGAATACATTCTTTCCTAAGAACGGAGGCTCGGGTGGTGCAAAAGATATTGCATTAGCAACAGTAGCAGTAGCCGGACTATCTGCAATAAGTAGAACTGCACAAGCAAATAGTGTAGCAAATAATGCTGCCGCAGCGACATCCGCAATGAAGAACGAGTTTACAAAAGATTACTTAAATAATGGTGGATCGGGTGTAAATGGTAGGTCTGCAGCATATGCTAATTTACCTGACACTGCACTTGAAACTCTTAACCAAACTGTATTAGGAAGATAACATGTCTAGTCTACCATCACAACCAAAAACTACAGATGGAAAAGTAAATCAATTCTTTGATCAATACTTCAATAAAAAATTAAGTTATCCTTCTAATGAAGTAGATGCAGTTATTGCGTTTTTTGACAAAAGGGGATTTGATAAAAATGCATCCATT